CCTATTTTGAATTTAAAAGCCGTACAAAATAAAATGGCTACTAATTGGAGTGGACAAGAGTTTTCAGAACGTATTTGGGGACAAAGTCAACGTACATTTAATTCTATCCAGAAAGTGATAGACCAAGGTTTAACCGGAGGTTGGTCAGTAGATAGGATGTCTAAAGAGTTAACTCTTAGAACAGGAGTAGCTTTTAGTCAAGCTAGAACATTAGTCCAGACTGAAACAACGTTCTATAATAACCTAGCTACACTAGATACTATTAAAGAGCTTGGAGCAGAATACTATGAAATCGTTGCGGTGTTAGACAATAACACTTCAAAGATTTGTCGAAGAGAAAACGGAAAAATATATCCTGTTTCAAAATATAAAGCTGGAGAAACTGCACCACCTTTCCATGTATGGTGTCGTTCAACGATTATGCCTAGTCATCAATCTGAAGACGGGGAAAAGAGTGACAATCCTTATGTTGATATTTTAATGAATGATCATAAAATGAATGTTGCTCCGAACGATAAGTCGTTGAGTGATGTATTTGATGAGTGGGAACGTGAAGGTGAAGCAATTAAAGAAAAACTGATTGCGAGAAATAAGGAAAAGGTATATAATCAAGGTATGAATTCAATTGATTTAATGGCAAAACAACGGTCTTTCGTCGTTGGAGATGACATTCGAGTGAATGCCAAAAAACTTAGCGGAACCGAGTTTGATTTTTGGGCTCAGGATACTAGTAAGGAAATTAGAGATGCAATTGCGAACGTTCAAGAAGCTTTTCGCCAATTACCAGATTATTCAAAACCAACTGTTGTATTTCTAAAAAAATCAAGGCTTCCTGGTCTAGCTGGATATGACAATAAGCAAGATATTTTATTTATAAGTGATGCTCTTAGCTCGGAGAAAGAATTCAAAGATATTTTATCGGATGGTTTTTTTGCTTCGAAAAACATTAAAGATGCAATTATTCATGAGTTAACTCACAAAAAGCACTGGGATTCAGCGAAAGCCTTTTACAACACCAATAAAAAACGTTATAATAGTGTTGAACAAGCTATGACGGTGTTAAATTCAGAGTTAGTAACTTATGTTAAGCAACAGCAGTCTACAGATCGTAGTTATTTGAAAAATATTAGCTTGAATGCTTATAACGCATTTTTATATTATAACAACATCAATGAACTTGTAGCAGAAGTTGGAGTGATTGGCGAAGATGTAAGTGATAATGTGTTATTACAAAAAGTGAAGGAGGTATTGAAATGGAAGTAATGGCTGTACCTAGTAAAGAGTTGTTAATCTTTTATAATAAAATTGACGAGTGGGTTGACAAAGTTTATCCAGATCAAAATAATCCTCGTGTATTGTTTAAAGAGGATACACCTCAGTCGGTCTTAGATTTATTTAATCATATTAAATCAAAAATTGGTTTTGATTATGCAATATAAAATACTAAAACACTTAGTTAACGCTAAGTGTTTTTTTATATACTTTTTTAACGAAAGGAGGGGTGTATATGTTAGATAAAGCTAGACGATTAGCGTCCGAGGAGTTTACTCGATTATCAGGACGTGAAATCAAAGCTAAAGATTGCTATGTAGTGTGGTTTAGCAAAGTTCTTCAGAACTGGAAAGTGTTAGTAGGAACGAATGAGATTTCTTCAGATGAACCATGCGGAAATTATGCAGAAATCACTCATAATGGCGATAAAAACGAAACTTATGTTGATGTCTATTCAAAAGTTTCAAACAAAGTTTTTAAATAAAATTTGTCCTAAGCACGACATTAAAAGGCTTTTTTATTTTGTCCAACAGCGTGGTCGTTGCCACGTTAAACAATCGTACAGGAGGAAAAAGAAATGAACAGAAAATTTTTGGAAAAGTTAGAGTTATCTGAAGAACAGATTGCTCAAATCATGGCAGAACACGGCAAGTCTACTCAAGAGTTGCAAAACAAGTTATCGACTGCAGAAGGTAACGCAACTAGTCTGCAGAATCAATTGGACGAACGTGACAAGGATTTGAAAGCATTAAAGAAAGAAACTGAAGGTAATGCTGAACTATTACAAAAATACAATGATTTGGATAAAAAGTACAAAGCACAGAAAGAAGAACATGAGCATGAAATGGCAGATATTAAATTAAACCATGCTATTTCGATGCAAATTAACAACAAAGTGCATGATACTTCTATTGTGAATGGCTTATTAGACAAATCAAAACTGTCTTTAGATGAACAAGGTGGAGTTAAGGGGTTAGATGAACAATTAACTGTATTGAAAGAATCTAAAGGCTTTTTATTTATTCCTGATACGGAGCCAGCAACTGGTCATGTAGCAGGAGCTAAACCACAAGGTGCAACAACACCAGAAAGTAATAACAACGATGTAACGGCTCAAATGGTAGAAGCCTTTATGTCAGATTTTTAATATAGAAAGAGGGAAAAACAATGGGAGCAACATTAAATTATGCACAATCATATCAAACAGCGTTACAGAAACGATACAGCGAAAATGGAATGCTATTCACTAGCAAATTATGGAACTCACCTTCAAATGGCTTATTAAAATTTACTGGAGCTAAAGAAGTTAAAGTACCACGTTTATTAATTAAAGAAGGTCGTAAAGACCGTACTCGTCGTACAATTGGAACTATTGAAGCGAATTATGAAAATCAATGGGAAACTTACCAATTGCAAAACGAACGTTACTGGTCAACATTAGTAGACCCATCAGACGTTGATGAAACAAACTATGTAACTTCAATTGCGAATATCACTCGAGTATTTAACGATACAGAGAAAATTCCAGAAATGGATAAGTTTATGGTATCTAAACTATTTGCTCGTAAACAAGCATTAGATACATCCAATAAACAAATCAAGAAGTTAAATATTACAGAAGAAAACTTCTTAAGTACATTTGATGAATTAATGGAACAAATGGATGAAGCAGGAGTTCCAGCAGAAGGTCGTACATTATTCTGTACTCCTACAATTAAACGTGTAATCAAAAACATTAAACAATTTGGACGTACTGTGAATATCCATGGTGCAGGAAGCACTATTGACCGTTCAATTGGTCGATTAGATGAAGTAACTATCGAACCAGCTATTCCATCTGATCGTATGAAAACTTTATACAACTTTACAAATGGAGCTAAAGCAGACGGAACAGCTAAACAAGTCCAATTCTTCTTAATTCATATTCCATGTATGGCAGCACCACAAAAATATGAATTTGTTGGATTAGACCAACCTTCTGCATCTACAAGTGGTAACTACTTGTACTATGAACAATCTTATGATGATGTATTGTTATTCAATCAAAAACACGAAGGCTTAGCGTTCGTTATTTCAGAATAGGAGGAATATAAATGTTAACAGTTAAAAAAGATAACCGAGTACTTCATATTGATGAATTAGAAGAAGAAGCGTACTTAGCAGATGGATATGATGTAGTAGAAGTGCAAAATGGTGAGTATGTAGTAGCAAAACCAGCTACAGGCGGACGTACTTACACAGTTGCTGAATACCGTGCAATCAAAGAAGAACGTGATGCATTACAAGCTGATGTTGAGGAATTGGAAAAAACAAAAGTTAAGAAAGCTACTTTAACAGCATTAGAAGCAGAACGTGATACTTTAAAAGCTGAATTAGAACAAGTGAAAGCAGAATTAGAAACCGTTAAAGCAAACTTAGCAGTAGCTAATGCTCGACACGGAGAACCGTTAGTTTAGAGAATAGGAGGATAGCAATCATGGAATTAGAAGAAATGAGAAAAACTCATGAAGCTATTCGCCGTGAAATCTGTCAAGCTTATGATGAGAAGTATCAAGAATACCCATCAGACATAGCTGTGGATGAAGTTATGCAAGCTATCCTCAACTATTGCAATTTGACTGAATTTCCATGGGAATTAAGGTTCGTTGCTATGAATATGCTTCATGCTTTGCTGAATCCAGACGAAGCCAATGGTGCTAAAAGTATTTCTGTAGGAGATACAAGAGTAGAGTTATCAAGAGATGAAGCTATTTCAAAAGCTCAAGGCTTGCTATACAATTTTCAATCACAGCTACAAGAGTTTAGAAGATTGAGGTGGTAAGTATGAAAGTAAATGATGTACTTATCAAAGCTCAATCTTCGATTATGTGGATGTATGATAAGAAATTAGATGTGTATGAAGCTCGTGAAGTAATCAAAGAAAATGGAGCTGACGGAATTGAATTTCAAAAGGCTCATGCTGATATTCCTTGTAAATTATCGGTACAATCTTTGAAGAATACGCAACAAACTGAAGCTAGATTGCTTGAAACGGAACATAAAGTATTTTGCCAACCTGATATTTATATTAAGGCTGGTAGTAAAATCACTGTAGATGGAGTTAAGTATTTAACGAGTGAAGACCCAATGATCTATATCACTCATCAAGAATTGGTGGTGAAGCGACATGAGTGGGTTTGAAGATAGTGAACTAGTCGCTTATATGAAAAAGCTAGAGAAAGCTCAAAAAATCATAGATGATGAATTTATGAAAGCTTCAAAAGCGATTGGACTAGAATTTATGCGTTCGGTTAAAATACGAACTCCAAAAGGACTGACTGGTAAATTGAACCAGAATTGGCAGTGTGAAGTAAGCAAAAAAGTTAATACTTATATTATTAATGTTTTTAATACTGTAGAGTATGCTTCATTTGTCGAAAGTGGTCATAGACAGGAAGTAGGACGATATGTTCCAGCAATCGAAAGGCGATTAGTCAAACCGTGGGTAGAAGGAAAATTCATGATGAAATTGACAGAAGCTGAAATTGAGGAGAAAATTCCGGCGATTGTTCAGACAATCGAAAATAAATTAGCGGAGGTGCTTGGTGGACTATAGTATTAAACCGCTGATAATTAAACAGCTAAAAGATGTATTTAAATGCAAGGTGTATGATGAACAAATTCGTCAAGGATTATCTACACCTTGTTTTATTGTAGACGTAAAACCTGTAAATCGTATGAGGTTAGTAAACCAAAACGATAAACAGGTTTTTGTCGTTCTATTGCACTACTATACCGAGAAGACGGAGAACTTATACGAGCAATTTGCAAAAATTGAAGAATTGTTCATGTCTCCAGATTTTAGATACTTAGGGAATAAGTATCATATCAACAATTTAGAAGTGGAATATAACGAAAATGACTTAATTTGTACATTTAAGGTAACTCGTTACGTTAGATGGACGCAAGAAGAAATCAAAATGGAAGTTCTGGAAAGGATTGGTGAGACTTCTCATGATGGAACTATTTGATGATGAACCAAAGTATAGCAAAGAAGCAATCTTACTATATTTTGAAGATGAACGATTGTTACTGAATGCATTGCTAGATGAATCGAAGCAATATTCAGTCAATCAAGTGAAAGATATTTTAGATGAATGGCGAAAAGGAGGAGTGCAATAATGGCACAATGGACTGTACAGAATAAACGTATTCCAAAAGCGTACATTAATTTTGAAAGTCGTGAAGATGTGATTATTCCGTTAGAGGATAACACAATTGCTGCAGTTATGGTTAGTGGAGCTTGGGGAGAAATCGGTACATTTACTCTAGTAGATGGCACAACGGATTTTAGAAAAACATTCGGGAAGTCAATTGATGAATTAATTGAAATTCGTGAAGCGTTGAAAGGTACTGGTAAAGTATTAGCTTACAACGGAGTAAACGATACTGGAGCTAAAGCTACTAAGACAGAAGATGAAGTAGTAGTTACAGCTAAATACAAAGGAACAGCTGGTAATCATATCCATGTTTTATTCAAAAAACAAGTAGATACAGGATTAGAAGTTCAAACCGTATTCTTTGGAAAAACGGTGGATAAACAGGTAGTTACTCAATTACCGTTTGATAACAATTATGTATCTATCACTGGTACATTACCAACAGAAGACAAAACCGTATTACTTGAAGGTGGTACAGATGGACAAACTACTAATGCAGAGGTTGAAAATTTCTTGAATGGCTTAGATACACAAGACTTTAGAGTGTTATCCTTAGGAACAGACCAAGCGTCTACAAAAGCTCTTGTAGTGGCTAAAATCAAGCAATGGCGTGATGAAGGTCGTTCAGTAGGAGCAGTAGTAAATGAATATGCTGAAGCAGATAACGAAGCAGTAGTTTCAGTAGGAAATGGAGTAACGTTATCTGACGGAACTAAATTGTCTGCCAAACAATGTGTGTACTTCGTCGCAGGTCAATATGCAGGAGCTAGATTAAATTCTAATACGTATAAAGCGTATCCTGGTGCAATCGACTGTGAACGTAAGAACGAAGCTGAAGCTACTAAATTAATTAACAAAGGTCATTTAATTTTTGCTTACAAACATGAAAAAGTAATCGTATTAACAGATGTTAGCACATTTACAAGTTATACAGCGGAAAAAAGCCGTATCTTTGGTAAAAACAAGCTGATTAGAACAATGGATAATATTAACGCAAATGTTCAATACATTTTTGAAAATTACTTCATTGGAAAAGTTCCTAATAACGTTAACGGTCGTGAGTTATTTAAACAACGTATCATTAGTAACGTATTAGACCCTCTAGTAGCTAAAAATGCAGTTGAGTATAAAGCTGATGATATCGAAATCAAACAAGGAAATACTAAAGAATCCGTCGTAGTGAATTTACCAATTGTCTTAACTGATGCAATGGAAATTCTTTATATGACGGTTATTTGTGATTAAGGAGGGAATAATATATGGCAATTATGGATCAATTAGATGCTTTGTCTGCTAAGGAAGGTACAGTATTCTTTACTGTTGACGACAAACAGTATGAGCTAGCAGAGCTTATTTCATTAGAAGCCGAAGTTGAATATACACAAGCAGAGGTTACACCTTTAAATTCTCGTATGAAAGGTGGAAAAGTTGTTGGTGCTGAAGGTAAAGGGTCATTGAAGATGTATTACCACCGACCAGAACTAAAAGAAATGGCTCTAAACTATGTTAAACAAGGTATTTTACCTCGAATTGACATTAAATGTACAAATGATGATAAAACTTCTCGTGCAGGACGATATACAGTCGTTCTTAAAGGAGTTGTATTCAAGAAATCATTAATCTTCAAGTTAGATGGTTCTTCAGATGATGTTATTAGTGAAGAAACAGACTTTACTTTCCAAGATTTCGATTTCTTATCTCAATTTAAAGCAATTAAATATTAGAAAAAATTAGGAGGTTCAATATGAGCAGTTTAAAATCGTTTTTTAAGAAAAATAAGAAAGGTGCTGAAACTCATGAAGTTTCATTACCGAATTTTGAAGAAGCAATTCAATTCAGAGTGCTAACAGCTAGAGAGGTTGATTCTATCAATGACCGTTGTTTCACTACTAAAACAGGTCGTAATGGACGACAAGAAAAAGTGTTTGATGGCACTCGTTACAATCGTGAGTTGTGTGTAGCATCTATTATTTATCCTGACTTAAACGACAAAGCGTTACAAGAGTCTTATGGAGCAATGGGAGCACAAGAATTATACGGTGAGATGTTTAACTGGGGCGAAAATGCTTTGATTTTAGAAGCAATCACAGAAGCTAGTGGTTTAAATACAAACGTAAACGACAAAATTGAAGAAGCAAAAAACTAATTCACGAGGATAGTGAGGCTAAATTAGCTTACTATGCCCTCGTGAATTACTATATCCGACCAAAAGAATGGATTCGGATGGATACTGACGAAAAAGCGTTCATAATAGCTTGTATTGAACTTGAAACTAAAGAACGTGAAAAAATGAAAAAGAAAGTGAAGTGACTCTAGATGGCAGGAATTAAAACAACAATGAGCTTGACAGATAGGGTCAGTGGAACTTTACAAAAGATTCACAATACTATGAACCGAGTGCACTCAGTTGGTTCTAGCGTTAGTAATTCTATCAAAGCTCAAGCTAGAGCAATGTATGACTTAGCTAGAGCTTCTGATGTTGCTAGTCAGAAAATGAACAAACTCAACCAAGCTTCAACAGGAGCAAACCTTATTAAAGGAGCGATTACTGGAGCTACCATTGCTGCAGCTGTTGCAACTGCTAAAAAAGCTATGAGTATATCAGACGAATATGCGAATATGAACGCCCGTTTGAATATGATTAACGACGGAATGCAGAGTACAAGCGAACTTCAAAAATCAATCTTTACTTCTGCACAACGAACAGGTTCTGCCTATGCTGAAATGGCGAATGGTGTAGCTAAAATGAGAATGCAAGCTGGAGATGTATTCCAGAATAATGGTGAAACAATAGCGTTCTTAGAAACTATGAACAAGTCATTTGTCGTTGGCGGAGCTAGTATCGAAGAACAGAAAAGTGCAATGATGCAGTTAACTCAAGCAATGGCGAGTGGTAAGTTGCAAGGGGACGAATTACGTTCTCTTGCTGAAACTTCTCCAGCATTAATCCAAGCGATTGCTACCAAGTTAGGAGTAACTCGTGGCGAGGTTAAAAAGCTAGGGGCAGATGGAAAAATCACTGCTGACATTGTTAAAACTGCTATGCTCGAAGCTTCAGAAAAGATAGATGAGCAATTTAGAAACATGCCTATGACGTGGGGAAGAGCATGGCAGAACTTTATCAACTTTGTGACAAAGGCTTTTGAACCTTTATCCATTAAAATTAATCAAATAGCTAACTCGGCAGAATTTCAACAGTTTGCTTCAATGGTTGCTAGTGCGATTAAGATAGTTATCAATGCTTTAATCTATCTCATGGATATAATCGGAGCAGTTTGGAGTAAAATTTCTCCAGTCATTAAATGGATAGCAGATAACTGGTCTATTATTGCTCCAATCGTAATTGCGGTTGCTGGAGCTTATATGTATTACTGGGTAACAGCTAATGCGGTAGCGATAGCTACTAATTTAGCAACTATGGCATTTAAAGGATTAAGTTTTGCTCTAAATATTGCAAAAGGAGCAATGGCTGCTTTAAATGCTGTAATAGCAATGGGTCCAATTGGTTGGATTATTATAGGTGTTATGTTGCTCATTGGAGCAATTTATGCGTTAGTTGCAGCTTGGAACCAATTTGCAGGCACTGCAGTATCTGCTACAGGAGTTATTATAGGTTCTGTTCTTTATATTGTATATCAAGCTGAGAACCTTCTTATTTGGTTAGTTAATATAATTTTATATGCAGTTACAGAATTGATAAATAAAATTATTTCATTTTTATTTGATTTGTACAAAAATATCCTTATTGTTGCTGTTGCAATTTTAAGCGTTTGGGATTTGGTTATTACTACCTTAGTAAACTTAGCACTTGAATTGTGGTATCAATTTGAGAACGCTTGGTACAACATAGCCCAAGGCGGTAGAAATATGGCTGTAGCTATCGGTGGTTTCATTAGTAACATGGTTAACGGCGTAATCACTATGGTTGAAGGTATGATCAATGGAATTTTAAGCGGTATTAATGGAATGATTGGGTTCTTAAACGGCTTAGGATTGAATATAGGTGCAGTTGGTACGGTATCACTGGGACGAGTTGATTTTGCTAGTGATATCGGAAACGCAATTGATAGCATGAAAGCTCCTGCTAAGAAGGCTTTTGATGGTTTGCATTTAGCAGATGGAGTGGTCGGTAAATTAGCTTCTATTGGCGAGAAACCTAGGTTAACAGCTCCGCAATTAGCTTATAAAGATGCTGGTGGTGCATTTGACACTGGTTACGCAATTGGTAAAGGTATCGACAAGGCAGTAAGTGGATTATTTGATTTTAATCTCCAAAGCCCTGGAGATGTTGGAAACTCATTCTTAGGCGATAACGGACAAACACCATACGAGCTAAGCCCAGCAAATAATACTGGAGATGATGGAAAATCTGCTAATCCAAAAGGCGGACACCTTGACAGAGTAGGAAAAATTGATGATGAAGTTAAACTAGATAGCGAATTTATTAAGTTAGTCCAAGATGTAGCTACTATGAAATGGCAACAGAACTTTATTACGTTAAAACCAGAAATCGTGACGAATATTGATTCAATTAATAGTGATAGAGAGTACGGAAATATGTTAGATGATTTAAACGCAACGATTGTTGATGCAATTAACAATGGGGCGGACGGATTAGCTTATTAGGAGGTGGAATAGTGTATATATTTATTGATAGTATTAAATTACCAGTCAATCCTGAAAGTATTAAAATGACGGATAACCAAGGAATTAATACAGTGTCAATTATTGATACAGGTAACGTTACGATTGTTGGTAGTCCAGAATTACAAACAATTGAGTTTGAGTCATTTATACCAAGTGGTAGATATGACGGTAATTATCAAATTAATAGCAGTATCTCTCCTGAAAGTTTTGTATCTCAAATTAGGAATTTGAAAGAAAACGGCACTCCCATTCGCTTAATGATTGGGGGTGCTTTTGGTTCTGCCGTAAACGCAAAATTCTTAATTCAAGAGTTTGAAGTTTCTACTAAAGTAGGTTACGAGCTTGATATCATCTACAAGATAAAATTCTTGCAATATCGTTCTCATAAGCCAAGAAAGGTTAGTATTAAGGATAAAGAAGCCTTAGAAGCGAAGAAAGAACAAAAAAAAGAGAATACTGAAGAACGTACCCCAACGACTGAACCACCGCAACAACAATCTCATACAGTTGTCAGTGGCGATACGTTGTGGGGAATTGCTCAAAAGTTTTATGGTGACGGCAGTTTGTACACAAAAATCTATGAAGCCAATAAGGATAAAATTAGCGACCCTCATTGGATTTATCCAGGTCAGGAGTTCGTGATACCAACATGATTCAATTATTTTATCAAAACAATAAAACAGGCGATACATGGGATATTGCTACAATTGCCAGTACCATTACTTTCAAAACTGTTCGTCAAGGTTCGGCTTGGAGTTTAGAAGTTGAGATTTATAATTCAACTAAAATTGAGTTTGAACATGGCTCTCCTATTGCTTTTAAAAAAGATAATAAAGAGCTGTTCTTCGGTTATTTAACAAAGATTAAGTATTCAAAAGAGACGAAGGTCACGTTAACGTTCCACGATCAGAAGAAATATTTGTTAAGAAATATAAATTTTGTCGCAAAAGACAAAAACGTCAATCAAATTGTTTCTGCTATCGCAGAGGATTTCAGTTTGAAAGTTGGCGAGTTAAAAGGGTCTAGCGCTGTATTATCTCCACAATTGAAAGAAGATAAGAAAGCACTAGATATTATTCAAGAAGCTATGGACGAGTCATTGGTTCAAAGTGGAGAATTGTTAGTATTATTTGATAAATTTGGAGAATTAACGCTGACTACTCCTAAAAATCTACCAATTCAATACATTATTGGTAACGAGTCGTTCTTAACGGATTTTGACTATGAAAGCTCTATTGAGGATAGTGCCAATATCGTACGGCTTGTTCAAGAGAATAAAAAAACTAAGAAGCGTGAAGTTTATATTTATAAAGACAGCTATAATATCGGTGCTTGGGGGAAACTCCAATATATGAAGAAAGTTGATGAAAAAGCTACTGAAGGTCAAATTAAACAGTGGGGAGAAATGCTCCTTAAATTGAAAAACAGACCTAAAGAAACTTTGTCGTTATCTTCAGATATCGGAAGCACTGATTTTTTAGCAGGTCACGCAGTTTATATAGATGTGAAAGATATTAACAAAAAAGGCTGGTATGTTATCGAAGAAGCTACTCATACTTTTGAAGATAGCAAGCACAGCATGGAAATTAAATTATTTATGGCGGAGGGGAATAGCTAATGGAAGTAGTAGAGAATTTAAAAAAATTAATTAGTAACTTTATTGAGAATAGACAATTTTCAAAAGTTACAACAGGAACAGTTCTATCTGTATCTCCATTGAAAATTCAATTGAGTAATGAATTGATTTTAGATGACTCAATGCTTCAAGTTACTTGGACTGATGAAGAGTTAGATCCTGAATACGTTGGACAAGTGTTATACCTCGTTCGTCAAGACGGTGGAGGATTTTACTATGTTTTGTATAAGAAAATTTTCCACTATAAGCGAAAACCAAAAGGGGGTTCTGATGAATGAGTACTCCTAAAACTAATTTTCTAGCTTTGGCGAAGAATGTAGTTGAAGCTAAGAAACAACCATCTCTAACATTGGATGAAACCAATATCCTGTTAGAAATTGATGGTATTAAAGCCTTAAAGCAAACTATACGCAGAATTTTATCTACTGAAAGATTTGTTTACACGATATACGACCACAGATACGGTATAGAAGTAGATGAATTAATAGGTGGAGATGTTGATTTTGCACGTTTGGATATAGCAAGGCGAATTAAAGAAGCTATCTATGAAGATGACAGAATTAAACAGGCTCATTCTTTTTCCATCAAAATAAATAAAGATGAGTTTTTTGTTAAATTCACGGTAGATAGCGACTATGGCACTTTTGAGATGGAGGTGACTAGATAGATGATAAAAGTAAAAACTTATAATGAAATCTTAGAGGATATGCTTAGTAGATTTGATGATAAGTATGATAAACGAGAAGGTTCTATGCTCTATAATCTTGTCGCTCCTGCTGCAAGAGAAGTAGCTATTCAATATACGGTTTTAAAATCGTATGAAGATATCAACTTCCTTGATACAAGCACTGGAGTATTCTTAACTCGATTGTGTAGGCAGTTTGGAGTTGAAAGGCTACCAGCCACTGCTTCAGTACGATTGGTTAAATTTAAACAAGAAATTCCACTAGGAACTCGTTTCAGTGTGGTTAACAGTGAGTTTAACTTTAGAGTTTTGGAACGTAAAAATGGTTTTGATTATGCTGTTATTGCTGAACAAGTTGGAAATGCTCCTAATTACGTTACTGGTCAATTAATTAATATTGATGTGATGAGTGAATTTAAAGGGGCTGAAATCGGTCAAATTATCGTTCTAGGGGAAGATGAAGAAAGTGATAAAGCTTTACGGAAACGTACAATTGACTATCTAAAGACACCTACTTTAAACGGTAACGTTGCTCAATACAAGAAATGGGCGAGTGAGTTCGTCGGTGTTGGTTCTGCATTAGTAGAGCCACTTTGGAAGGGGGCGAATACGGTTCGAGTATCTATTACGGATGCTGACGGGAATGAAGCAACACCAGAATTGGTATCTAAATTCAAGAATTTTTTAGATCCAGAACCTAGTGGTCACGGATTAGGAGTAGCTCCAATCGGTGCTTATGTAACAGTTCAGTCAGTTAGTGGGTTTGATATTCGTATTGTCGCAACAATTAAAGTTGATGAAGATGTCGATATTGAAACAATTAGGAAAGAAGCTAGAATCCAATTAATTAAATACTTACGTGATGAAGCTTTTGAAGAAAAAGAGGTTCGAAATTATAAAGTAGCTACTATTATCGACCGCATCAACGGAGTTAAGGACGTTGATAGAGTATTAATTAACGGACGTGAAAACAGCGTTGAATTATCAAATAATATGCTTCCTAAGTTAGCCGAGGTGACGATTAATGCAGGTTAGAGAAAGAATGCTAACGGCACTACCAGAAATACTGGATAACACTATCACTGATATGCTAGAAGCTGAAATTCCAGATATTGAATTAATCACTCAATTAATCTTTGATACTAGACGATTGATTTTGTTGCCTGAAGCCACTGAAGAATGGATAACGAGATGGGAAAAATCTCTACAAGTTAAACCTAAAACCACTGATTTAGAAGAAAGACGTCGTTATTTAATGACGCTGATTTCAACTAAAGTGAAGATTAGCTCTAAAACGTTAGAGAAAATTACTAAAAGTTTTACTAATATCAATAACATTGTGACCGTTAAAGGCTCGGTTGTCTATATCAAGTTTCTTGGGGAGTTACCGACAGCTTATTTGCGAAGGTTCACAACTTATATTAGAGAATTGATTCCGGCACACTTAGGAATTCAATTCGCAGTCGAAGCACCAATGATGAATACGATTTATGTTGGTGCTTTTTCTGTACAACAAAATAGCACAATTATTTTTAAGTAAAGGAGGATGAGATATGTCGTATTTTATTCAACCAATCGTAACAAATAAAGCTGTTAACGAGGTCAGTCAGGCTGTAGCGAATAGAGAAACAATTACTTTCACTCGTGTTGCATTGGGAAGTGGTCGACATAGAACTGGTGTTGAAACTAAAACAGATATTGTTCAACTAGTCCATACATTACCAGTTACACAATCAACATCTACAGATACTTCAGATACGATTAGAATTTTAGCTCAATTGGATAATGCTAATATCACGACTGAACTAACAGTTAATGAGATTGGTGTATTTGCTAAAAGGGCGAATAACCCAGAGTTCTTGTTCATGTATACGTGGGCAGAACAAGGAGATATTATTCCTCCACGATCACAGTCGGCTGTCTACAGAGATTATGATTTCAATACTACAATCAGCAGAAATCAACAAATCACGATTCAGTACAATCCTAATGCAAGCGTATATGCGAAAGTATCAGATTTGAATAATCATATTCATGATACAAACATTCATCTTCAGACTGGTGAACGTGAGAAGTGGAATGGAAAGGCAGAACGCAACCACCGTCACCAAGTTTCAGATATTGACGGATTAGCAGAAAAAATCGACGAAGTAACGAGGAATAAAGCTAATAACAGTGATATATCGGCTCACGTCAATAATCGAAGTAACCCTCACAATGTTACAAAAGCTCAAGTAGGATTAGGGAATGTTTTAGATGTGGAACAAGCTAGTAAAACTGATTTAAACAATCATGCTAGAAATACTAATAATCCTCATAATGTAACTAAAGATCAAGTAGGCTTGTCTAATGTTGATAACGTAAAACAAGCAACTTATACAGACCATGAGGCTACAAAACGAGAACTCAACGAACAAGAACAACGATTAGCGTTGTTGGAAGAAATGGTATTACAGAACAAGTATTATGTACCACTCAAAGCTGAAGATAATACAAATACGTTCCTTGTTGACGAACACAATAATCTAGTAGTAGCCGATTGGCAATATGATGTTAAGGAAAGGTAGGTTTATTGAATGGCAATTTTAAGCAATCAAGTAAGAAAAGTGCCTGATTTACCACAATTGAATAATGTATCAGATAACGATGTGGTCGTGATTCATAGTGGAAACGGACTTAAAAAAGTACTTGTTTCAACATTGAAACGATTATTTGCGACACCACAACAGAATATTTCAATAGCAACCTCAAGTTCAAACGGTATTGTTAGACCTGATAACGTGACTACTGAGGTGAATAATGGTGCAATTAAAGCAAAAACAGCCACTCGTGGAAGCATTGGAGTAGTAAAACCAGACGGTTCGACTATCAATATTGATGGAAATGGAACGCTTAGTGTAAATAAAAGTGGATTGAATATCAATTCAGTTGAGGTATCGACAAAAATCATCAATCAAAACGGAAACCAGCCAATGAAATTTTGGTATGGCACAAAATCTCAGTACAATGCGTTAAGTTACAAAGACCCAAATACAGTCTATGATTGTTCTGAAGGTTAGGAGGTAATCGAATGGCGAGAGAAGGAATTTATATTGGTGGTAAGGAGATTGTTGAAAGATATGTTGGAGATAAATTAGTTTGGAAAAAATGGAAGTATCTCAACAGTTTCAAAACTAATATTGGAGCTACTTTTTATCACGATAAAAAACAGGGATTTTTACCTTTTGTTCCTGTCCGACCCACAAACTATAGATTTAATGCAGGAGATAGAGGTAAAATACTTGTTAAATATTTGAATCATAGAGGAAGTGGCAGCGTAATAGTTAAAAAAGTTTATGGATATGGAGATGCATACGATAGTAATTCAACTACTAACTTAGTAATAGAGTTTCACACTGAACAAGATGCAAAAGAATTTAACAATGCTATTACAAATAACACAACATTAGAGATTTACAATTAGGAGGAACAAACAATGCAAGAATATATTTTAACAAATAAATACACAAAACCAGGAAGAACAGTCGTCATCGTTAAACGAGATGTACCTTTCACGTTTTATGAACGTGAGTTCGAAGGCGATTTAATGAATGAAGCGGATGATATTTTAATTAAAAAAGTGCTTGATTTAGCTTTAATCGAGTTAGACCCGAGCGGTGCAGTAGCTAAGATGCAAAATATCATTACTGAAGCTCAAAATAAATTAGAACAAGCAACAAGTCGTACGATTGTTAACTCTGATGCAATGATGGAATTAACGACAACATTAACGGCTGATATTGCTGGAATTAAAGAACGTTTGCATGCTTTAGACGGCAAAGGAGCAACAGAACCAGTTGCACCAACAGCAGAAAATCATGAAACAACACCAGTTGCTACTACTGAAGCACACCCTGACGAAGTAGCACAACCAGTGGCAACTACTGAAGAAAAGCATGAGGAAGCAACGCAACCAACAGCTACAGTTGCTACTGAACCAACAGCGACACCAGTGGCTGAAACGACAGTAACACCAGTTGCTGAACCACAACCAGTAGCAACACCAACGGCAGAAACAACAACAACAGTACAAGGAGATGGTAATAATGAAAGCAATGGAAAAGTTGAAGAACATAATGCAGAGACTACAATTAGCGGGAACAATTCTATTGGGTAGAAAGGATGTGAAAGACATGGCATTAGTATTATTATTTGTTGATGGAATTTTAGGCGGACGTCGTAAATTCAACCAAGTTCCACCATTCCTAAAAAATGGCGTTCGTACAGAATTGGAACGTCGAGGCTTTTTAATCAATGAGAAAGGCGAGCTAGTAGAAAAGAAAGCTTAGCCTTTTTAATAGGTAGGGGAGTATTCCTCTACCTATTTTTTAGCAAGGAAGTGGTAAATGGATGTATGAAACAATTGTACTTGCTTTGATTCCAACGTTGATACCGGCGGTTTTCTCGTACGCAACAGTTAGAATGCAAACCGCAAGTAAGAAAGCAACAGATGAATTAAGTGAGAAAGTCAATAAAATTCAAGCAAAAGTTGATGAAATCACTGAAATTGGAAAGAAAAACAATTCTGATATCGGGGTACTAAATTCTGATATTGGGAATTTAAAGAATGATGTTAGCAACTTAAATAAAGATATCAAGAATCTAAAATCGGATGTTAAGAAATTGAATAATGATGTGGTGGTAGTCGGTGGTGGGATTTTAGAAACAGAACGATATCGTTTAGAAGTTGATTTGACGGCTATTATTAAACGAGGGTATAGAACAAGTGCAGATACAAGACGTATCACGGCACTTTACAAGTCATATCAAAGCCTCGGTGGTAATGGCTATATCGAAGACTTATTCAATCAATTTATGAAACTAGAATTAAGGGAGATGTAAGAATATGAATGAATTAACACAAGTTTTTGTACAAGGTGCAGTTAGTGTATTAGTAGTATTAGTAGGTTTAGCGTTTAAAGAATTGAAGACTTTTTTAGAAACAAAGACTGAAAATATCAAAGCTAAAACTGATATCAAGCAATATGAGTTGATTAAGAGTATTGCTAAAACAGTCGTACAAGCAACGGAACAAATCTATAAAGATGTGAAAGATGCAAGTGGAGATAAATTCAATGAAGCAGAACAACGTTTGACTGCTGAATTAGAAAAGAATGGTATTCATTTAAGTTTTGAAGCTAAAAAAGCATTGATCGAGTCTGTTGTGAACGGCATGAACGAAATCAAAGCAATTAAGTATTAAACAAATTGAGGACGAGTTAAACGCTCGTCCTTTTTTAATTTAAGGAGTGATTTTATGGAAAAGATTATTAAAAGAACAATCTCCTTAACGACTAAAAAGAGAGATAGTAGAAACAAATTATTTGAGGAATTTTACTCTCACGATAAAAACACTGCTACTTTTGAATTCACGGTAGAGGGTGGCATTCCTACCGAAGATATAGTAGTATTGTTCCATTTTAAACGAACAAATCGTCATTTCGAAGTACATGGACGAGTAGATAACGATAAAATTATTGTCAATTTTGATACTAGTTTAATCGTCAAAGATGAACAAGTAGCAGGCTATATTTATTACGAAAATGGCGACAAATCAAATGATGTGTATCGTTTTATGTTTGATGTGTATGTTTCAGAGATTGATAAAGAACACGACTTACCAGTAATGGAACAAGAAAGTAAAAGAATTGTTCCACTCACTGATATTGTAACAAAATCAGAAATCACTGAATTACTCAAGAAGATTGTTGCAAACGAAAAATTATATGACGATACCGAAATCAAGCAACAAATTGACTTGAAAGCAGATAAAGAAGCTGTTCAAGCAATTTCTAGCAAGGTACAAGCACTGGAAATAAAAGCGGATAATGACACTGTATACAATGATAGTGAATTACGTGGGCAGATAGCTACTAAAGCTGATACTCAAACGGTTGAAGCAATTGCTAGACGAGTAGAAACGTTAGAAGGTAAGCCTGATAACGATACGATATATAACGATACTGAATTAAGAGAGAAGATTGAATCAAAGGCAGATAAAGAAGCCTTATTACAATATTTGCTAAAAAGTGAATTAACTCCAATTAGTGAAAAAGTCCAGTCGATAGAAACCAATATCGGAAGAATGGCTACACAACAGCAATTAGAAAGCTATGTGTCTAAAAATGAATTGGAACAAAAAGGATATTTAACGAGTGAAGATACTCATAACTTTGCTTTAAAAAGTGAAATTCCAGAAGTGCCTAATTTAGATGCTATCAACGAAAAAATTAGGGAGTTGGCAGAAAAGCCATCAGTAGACTTATCTCATTTAGCCACTAAAAAAGAGATTGAAGATAGTCATTATCTGACTAGAGAGGATATCACTGGATTAGCTACTAACTCGAAAGTAGAAGCAGTTGAAAGTCGAGTGCAACAACTCGAAAATAAACCTCCAGTCGATTTAAGCAATCTAGCTACTAAACACGAGATTGAAGATGTTGTGAAAACAGCAGAATTAACTCAAGTGACTGAAAGAGTACAGCATTTAGAAGCTAGACCTCAAATTGATGCTTCAACATTAGTTACGAAAGATGAGTTAGATAAGAAAGGTTATCTTACTACTGCTCCAGATTTATCAGAATATGCAAAAAAATCTGAAATACCACCGCAATTTGATAGTCAGCCACTTACGGAACGTATCAATGCATTAGAAGCTAAGGCAATAGCTAATGGAGCATACAACGATCAGCCACTACTAGATAAAATTCATGAAGTACAAGAAAGTTTGAAAGGCTTTATTACTCAAAGTAGTAGATATCTAACTGAACACCAATCATTAGCTCATCTTGTAACCAAAGATGAACTAGAAAGTAAGGGTTACATTACTAATCATCAGTCATTGGAACATTTAGTAACTAAAGAAGAACTGGAGAGCAAAGGTTACTTGAAAGCTCATCAATCATTAGAAAATTTAGTGACTAAGGACGAGTTAGCAACTAAAGGCTATTTAACGACTCATCAAGATATTTCAGGATTAGTAACGAAACAAGAGTTAGAAGATAAACATTATCTAACAGCTCATCAAGATGTTAGCAATTTAGCAACAAATGCAAAAGTTGAAGCGGTAGAAAATCGAGTACAAACGCTTGAAAACAAGCCACCAGTCGATTTAAGCAACTTAGCCACAAAAGATGAGTTAGAAGTGGTTAGAGGTAGTCAACTAACAGTTGACAACCCTCATTTTGCGACAAAAGAGGAACTCGAAGCAGTTCGTAACAGTCAACCTAAAATTGATACTTCAACTCTAGTAACAAAACAAGAGTTAGAAGATAAGCACTATTTATCAAGTGTACCAGAAGTTGATACCAGTCATTTTGTAACTAGAGACGAATTAGACTCTAAACATTATGTTCAAGATGTTAGTAATTTAGCAACAAATGCTAAAGTGGATGCAGTCGAAGCTAGAGTGCAGATCGTTGAGAATAAACCAGCGGTGGATTTAAGTCCATTTGTAACGAAACAGGAACTTGAAGCAAAGCAGTATCTTAACAATCAATCGCTAGATGGTTACGTTAAAAAGTCTGAATTACCACCTCAAGTAGATACAAGCACATTAGTTTCTAAACAGGAATTAACAAGTATGAATTTAGTGAATGCTGAAGCCTTAGGTGAAGTGTCAAAGAAAATGCTTGAACAAAAAACTAAAATTACTGCCTTGGAAGAGAAAGCCGGTTACGAAATTCATGGAACAGGAATGCCTAATGGCAGAGTGACTGCTCCAATCGGCACGACTTATGTTGATACGGCAGTGACTAATGGGGCTTTGAAATGGATTAAAGAGTCAGGAGATGGAGATAGAGGTTGGAAAGTATTCACAGGCGATACTGGTTGGAGAACGTTAAATATTGTGTCGAAGCTAGGAAGTTCAATGTTACAAGTTAGACGAGTTAACAATATGGTTACTTATAATTTTGGCGGATTGTCGTGGGGGTGGTTCGGAATTGTCCGACGAAATGGACAAGGTTACGTAGCACAAGGTACTGATTATGAACGTAATTGTTTTATTCTACAGCATAATCAAATACCAACAGGCTTTAGAACGCCAAACTCATTGATTGGACCAATTTACAACGATAGAGGAGTCCCTTATGGAACGTGGTATATAGGAAATCCTAGTGATGATAATCATCTAAGATTTCAATTTTTAAATCCAATACCAACAGACAGTGATATAGGCGATATTCGAGTTAGTTCAATTTCTTATTATACTGACGAAGACTGGCCTACAGTTTTGCCGTAATTTTAAAAGATTAGATTAGGATGGATACGCTCCACTAGTCAAATATGAGGCAGAGATGCATAAGGTGCTACTGCCTTGATTTTATTTTAGGAGGAAAACAAATGGTAAATATTATTAATCAAAATATTTTTAACGGAATAGCTGGAACTAGACCAAGTCACGCTCCAAAATACTTTATTATGCACAATGACGCAGGAAGTATGAGTGCAGAAAGTTATATTTCATGGTTACAAGGACGGTATGATAGTGGTAAAGCAGATTTAGGTTTTGCTCATTATTATATTGATAGAAATACTATCGTTAGAGTAGAAGACACTTATAACGGTAGCTGGAGCTGTTTAAACTATGATGCAAATATGAATTCATTAGGTTACGAAGTTGCTCAACAATTTAGCACTAGTGATGATGAATTTATTGAGAACGAAAACATGGTTTTAATGCAAATGGCGGAAGATATGTTGTTTTATGGACTTACTCCAAATTACGACAATATCAAATTTCATAATGAGTTTTCTTCAACTTCTTGTCCAGCACGATCATTGGAATTACATGGTGGCGATAACGATAGTTTACGTGATTATGTAATTGAAAAAATCAAGTATTACCAATCGTTAGGAAGCACAGTACAAGAAATGCTTGATAATGATACACCGCAAGAAATTGGTTGGCTAAAATCAATTGACGGTTGGCAGTATCGAGATGAAAATGGGCTTGTTAAAAACGATTGGAAACAAGTAGAAGATAAGTGGTATCGTTTTGACAGTACTGGATATACTATTTGCAATGAGTGGTTTAAAAATCCATCAAATGACAAATGGTATTGGTTGTATCCAGATGGAGTAATGGCTACAGGTTGGCAATTAATCAATGATAAATGGTACTT